CTTAACTTCACGTTAAGGGATATGGACCTCCCGGATCCGTATGCAATACGAACCCCGCGGTACTATCCCTCTTCTGTTAATACAGGAGTCTAGGAGCGCCGGGGCCTTGACTATGACTAAGACCATCATCTATAATAAACAATTAAATAAAGTTTCAGCCACACTTAAATGGCTGATCTTACAAATAACTGCTATTCCCGAAACCCGTAAGAGATATAGTCAAATATCTCTATACTGGGTAGGGACGATAGACGCCTACGTAGCCCGACAAGGAATACAATGGACTTGCGACCACTTCAAAGAAGTGAGAGCAATTACCATTGCCTACCTTGCCGGTACGCCACGTAGGACGGCTAAGAGGTTCATCTCTATTAACGCATCAGGCCTACCAAAGGTCTTACGACCCTTAATGGACCTGGCGCGCTCAAAAGATGAAACGGATATTAAATTTTTGCTAACTTTATTAAAAGTTACTAAAAGTTTAAGAACCGAACCCCGACCTAATCTACTACCTATCACTACTCCACCGTCAGGTGTCGTAGGCGTAATACCGCAGGAAGCCTTGCAAGCCTTCTTTGATAGCATAGGGATTAAGCGTGGGTCTCTCATACCGCATTGGACAGAGTATAATCTCAGCACGAAGTCGTCTCCAAATCGCAAACCAGCGACAAGTGCAGCTCTTGAAGAACTTCGTCTCATTAGAGACGAATTTCCTCTTTTGCTTGCAGATTTAAAGATTCTGGGCGGTAAAACACTTGCCCATTACCTTGAAATCTTGTGTCAAACTAACCTACCTCAGGGAGCAAAATTAATCCGAAGATTGATTCCGCTCTCTGATAAAGAAGGTAAGACACGACTTGCGGCCATTCTTGATTACTGGACTCAGACCAGCCTATTACCCCTTCATAATTCGATTATGTCGACGTTGAAGAGGTTTCAGGCTGATATGACCTTTAATCAAGAAATATTTGCATCAAGAGATATGACTGGGCCATACTACTGCTATGACTTAAAGGATGCTACAGACCGCTTTCCTATTTCTTTCCAGAAACAGGTCGTGGAATATATCACCTCTAAGGAATACGCAGAAGCATGGACCCGCGCCCTAACCCAATGGCCGTTTGATCTCAATGGCGAGTCACACCTTTACAGATGTGGCCAACCTATGGGAGCCTACAGTTCTTGGGCTGCGTTTTCACTGTGTCATCACTTTGTAGTTCAGTGGGCTGCGATGAGATGTAATAAACATCCCTTTCGCAACTACTGGTTACTAGGTGATGATATAGTGATACGCGACCGCGACGTCGCCTTGGTTTATTCAGAAATAATGAATGGTCTTGGAGTGGAGTTTTCTCCGACTAAGACCCTCATATCGCCGAATTTCTGTGAATTCGCTTCCCGTCACTTTCGTGATGGAAAAGAAGTCACTGGATTTTCGGTTGTCGGCCTACAGGAGATGCAAAACATCCCACAGTTGGTCGAATTTCTGAGGACCATGACTCGTCACGGCTGGGATTTCCCGCGTGGGAGTCCACCCGGTCTATTATCTTCTCTCGCTAAGGTGACAGGGATTAAACATCGTTTGACCCCTGATCAACTTCGCATTCTCTGGCTATTTCCTTTTAAGGATATTCTTGCATGTAAGCCCTCACCTTCACAGGCGGAGCTGCTGCAATATCTAAGCTGCCATGGTCACGGGGCTGCTCTCTTACGAGAACAGCTCTTAACCATTGTGGCTCAGAAACTAGAGAAAGAGATTGAGTTTTGTACCATGCAGACAGTGAGTTGGGCATCAGCCCTTTCTCATATTCACATGGACCTACTCAAGGATTCAGGTATAGACGCACCTCCGTTCTCACCGAGCGTGATTCCAATCTTAGGAGCCTGGCATACACTGCGCACGATCACTCGTGAGCGTGTAAACCAGATCTTCAGAGAAAAGACATCACATGATACCTACGACCTTGACTGGATCGGAAGTATCCCGCTTCTTAACATGTTACCCAACGTTAGTCGGGCGACATCTCAGAGGCGATCGGTAATTATACTCCAAACAAATGCGAGTCTAATACTAAAAGCCTGGAGCCGAGCGAAAGCCGGTTCTAGGGGTTTTAGTTTCTTATCAGATTTGTAAGTTTCTAAGGGACATTTGTCCCCGGGCCCCACTAG